TTACGAGTGTTCTTGGAGTCTGGCGGCGATGAGCATGTCGATTTTTTCGGACAGGCTGTCGATGCGTTTCTCTATGCGGGTTTCGATTCTGGCGGTGGCGCTGTCCCAGTACTCCATTGTTGGCAGGGCGGCGACTTTGCCGCTCATTTCGGCGACGGCGGTTTTGAGGGGTTCGAGGCTTTTGTTGGTGGGGACGGCTTCCATGGCTTTCTCTAGTTTGGCATTGGTGACTTGGAGGTCTCTGACTTCGTCTTTGAGGCGGTTGATCTGGCTCCACAGCTCCTTCTTGGTCTCGGTTGTCTTGTGGTCGGCCTCTGTGTTGCTTTCGTCTATGGCTTTCTGGGTGGCGGCGTGGCGCTCGTCTTGGTGCTTTTCTCGGTTGCGCATGGCGAGGCCGAAGATGCCCCAGAAGCCGCCGATTATGGCGAGGGAGGCGGTGACGACGACGCCGAGCAGCTCTCCGAAGGTGATTGTCGGGGTCATTGGTGGCTCCTAGATGAGTACGAAAATGAGGATGGCGGCGGCGGCGCCGATGGCTATGCCGATTTTGAGGCCGCGGCGGTGTGCTGTGGAGGCGGCGGCGTCTAGTGTGTCTTGGAGTGCCTGGGCGTGGTCGGTCTGGGCTTGGGCGGCTTCTTTCCAGGCGTCGCCGCGCTGTTCTTCGGCCGTGTTCTGGGCTTCCAGGGCGGCGATGTAGTTTTGGAGGGCGAGGATTTCGGCGATCAGGGAGGCGGTTGGGGTATGGTCGGCGCCGCTCTGGGCGTGGGTCGGAGTATCGACGATTTTGGGGGCGGCGGGGGTCGTGGCGGTCTGATCTATCAGGGGCCCAGCGGGGGGCGCGGGGGTCTCGCCTTGGAGCATCCCGTAAGTTTTGCGGCGTTTTTCGGTTGCGGCCTTGGCTTTGGTTTTGGCTTCTTGGACGGCGGGGCGGGTTTCGATTGTGTGGGCTTCGACGGTCTGAGCGATGGAGGTTGCGGTCTGGGCTTTGGCTCTGGCGGCTTCCAGGGCGGCTTGGGTCGGTGGGGCTTTTCTGGGCCAGAAAAGCCAGGCGGCGCCGGCGATCAGGGCGGCGATGGCGAGGGCGGCGGCGAGGCGCTTCATTTGGCCTGCTCCTTCAGGGCGGCCACTTGGGCTTTGTAGGACCTTGCAAGGTCCACGGCCCAGTCGCGTTCCTGGCGGAGGTTGTCGAGCTCTAGGTCGCGGCTTCCCCTGGCAAAATGGCAGTCGGGGCATCGGCGCTTGGCAAAAATGCCGTGCAGGCCGAAGGCGAGTTGGGCGGCTGTGGACACCAGCAGAATTATCAGGATGGCTAGGTTCATCGGTCCAAGGCCTCAGCAAAGCGGCCGGCGGTGACGGAGGTGAAGGCGGCGCCGATGAGGGCGAGGGCGACGGTCTTGGTGTTGTCCTGGATTGGGAGCCAAGGGCTGGCGAGGCACAGGATGGCGACAAGGAGGAAACTGGCGGCGAAGACGAGGCGGCGGATGGACCAGGAGCCGTCTTCTTCCTGGAGGGCGGAGGCGAGGGGCTTCTTTGGGCGGGGGGCGTTGGTGGCGCCTAGGTCGCCGTCGTCTGCTGCGCCGTTGTAGTCGGGGCCGGGGTATCTGGTGGCGTGGTCTTCACACCAAGCCGCGGCGGTTTGGGCGTCGGTGGCGGCCTGTTTGGCGGCTTGGGCGTAGCTCTGGGCTTTGTGGAGGGCTTCGCCGAATTCGACGGAGGGCGGGGGGGCATCGGGCTTGTCGAAAAGATGGTAGTCCTCATCGAATCCGGGCGGGGGGGCATCGGGCTGGGCGGCTCTTAGTCCGTCTCTCACGTCTTGGAGTTTGTCCAGGCCCTCAGCGAGGTGGCCGCCTGTGACGGCGGCGCCGGCGGCGCGGAGTTTGTCGTAAAGGTCTTGGAGGTGGGCGCCGTTTTCGGCGGCGGTCCCCATGAGGGCGCCGATTTCTTCCGGCTTCAGGATGTCAGTCATTCGGGGCCTCTGTGAGTGCCTTGCAAATAAGTAAGAAGCGGGTGAGGGTTTTGGCGTCTTGGGCGAAGTTGGGGCCGTTGACTAGGCGGCGGACTAGGCGCCAGTCGCGGTCAAGGCAGGCGTTGTAGATTCGGTTGGCCTTGAAAAACCAGGCGGCGATGTGGGCGGCGACGCTGGGGATTGCGGCGTGGTCGGGGTTTTTGAGCAGGTCGGCGCCGATGGCGAGGCCGGCGGCGGCGTAGTTGTCGCGCCAGGTGAGTTGGATAAAGCCGCGGCCGTAGTAGCCGCTTGGCCAGTACTTTTCTTGGGCTTTCCAAAGGTCGGGCTGGCGGTCTGGGTTTGCGCGTTTTTCGGTTCTGGGGGTGAAGTTGCCGGTTTCGACGGCGATTGTGGCGGCCATGCCCACTTGGACAAGGGGCGCGGCGATTTCAAACCGGCGGAGGGCCTCCAGGAGCAGGGGCCAGTTGGTCTCCACGTTGACGGAGTTGGCGCCTGTGGTTTCGGCGATTTGGGCGATGGTGAGGTCATTCATGGTTGTCTCTTAGTCCCAAAGTTGCAAGCCGCTGGGGTCGCCGGGGCCGTGGCCGCCGAGGCCGGTGACGGTGACGGTACAGGAGGCTGTGCGGGAGCCGTCGGCTGTGGTGGCGGTTATGGTGGCGGAGCCGTCCATCACTCCATTGATGGTTGCGGTGAGGCCGTTGTTGGAGGTGGAGGCGATGATGGCGACGTTGGCGATGGATGTGGACCAGGCGACGGCTTTGTTGGTGGCGTTGTTGGGGGTGATTGTGGCGGTGATTGTGCTGGTCCAGTTGTTGCCGGAGTTCAGGGTCAGTGTGGACTTGTCGAGGCTGACGCCGGTGACGGCGACGGATTGGGCGGCGGGTTTGGCGACGGTGATTGATACGGGGTTCTGGCCGCTGAGGCGGGTGAAGGTGATTGTGCGGTCGTTGCCGCTGTCGCTGTAGCTGACGCCGGTTATTGCGTTTTGCAGTAGGGCGTTGATCAGCCAGGCGGAGTAGGTCTCGGTATAGGCGGCGAGTTTTTCGGCGAGGTCGGCGGTCCAGCCGAGGGTGGCGGCCCAGGGGCGGTCGGCGCCGTTGGCGCCGAGGGCCAGGGGGGCGGCGGGGATCGCCACTTTGGCGGCGCCGGCGGCGTTGCGCTTGAGGATGGTGTTGGGGGTGGCTTCGGGGGTGGCGTCTGTGACGTCGGCGGATGGGTGGGTGTGGGCCTTGGAGGCGAAGACTGTGGCGCCGTCGGTGAGGTCGGAGGCGGGGTGCTGGTGTGAGAGGGGGGCGAGGTCTGGGTGGCCGTGGCTTTTCGCGGCGAAGACTGTGGCGCCGTCGGTGAGGTCGGAGGCGGGGTGGGTGTGGGCCTGGAGGTCGGCGGGGGGGTGGGTGTGGTTGTAGGCGGCGAAGGCGGTGGCGCCGTCCCGTATTTCCGAGGCGTAGTGGGTGTGGGTGGCGGCGGCGAAGTCGTTGGGGGACTTCAGTTCGCCGTAAGTCCCATTGGCTCCGCCGTATGTCAGGAGCAGATTTTTGCCGTATGCGTAAGGCGCGTTGAGTTGCGTCCCCGCGATGTCTTGCCCGGTTGTGGCGGAAAGGACTTTGTGTAACATGCCTTTGCTGGAACCATTCGCGTTGAGTATCTGTTTAGTGCCCACCGCGTTTCTTATGTAGTCGCCTATTGCTAGACCGGGAATTTGGCTGATGTTGCTTATTGTCTGGTTGGCGTCGAAAATCCTGAGCGCGGAGTCAGTCAACAGACCAACGTGTGGATGAACAACAGGCGCGTAAACCGCCGAATAGTCGTGGGTGTGCGTGGCGCCGAGGCTGGCCTGGGCGATGCTTCCAACTGTGCCGGCGGTGCCGGAGTATGTGACCAGGTCGTCTTTCGTGCCTGCGGGCACGGCGGTCTGGAAGTCGGCGGGGTTCTTGGGGGTGCCGAATGTTCCGGCTGTGCCGGAGGCGGTGAGGAGGTAGTCCTTGGTGCTGGCTGGGACTTGGGTTTTTTGCCAGGCGGCGGAGTTCACGGGTGTGCCAAAGGTGCCGGCGGTGCCGCTGTGCGTGGCGAGGTAGCCGCTGGTGCCGGCGGCGATCTTCACTTGGTACTTGGCCGTTTCTGTGTCCACGTATGTCTTTGGGGCGGCGTGGGCGGCGTCGGTGGGGGTGCCCACTTTGATGTTTTTGGAGGCGTCGCGGAGTGCGATTCGGTTTGCCGTGGCCTCCGAGGTGGCTTCGTGGACGGCGGTGGAGTTGACGTGGAGGCCAAGGGCGACGTTGGAGTTGTCGCCGAGGGCGTCGATTACGATTTTGAGGTGGTGCTTGTTTACGGCGTGGGCGTCGGCGATGGGGTCGGCGACGCTGATGCAGGCGCCGGCGTCGCGGAGGGCGAGGGTGCTGGCGACGGCGGCGGCCGAGGCTCCGTGGGGGGCGGTGGCGTCGGCGTGGGCTTTGAGCTCGGCCTTGGTGGCTGAGTTGGCCAAAAGCGCGTTGGTGCGGTCGGCCAGGTCCTGGTGCGGGAGGTTGTCAATTCCGTTGCGGCCGCCTAGGACGGGGTCTGTGGTGTCTATTTCCCGGACGCGGGGGAATGAGATCGTCGGGGATTCGGGCAGGTAGTCTTTCATCGGGCCTCCATGAGGTGCCAGGTGCCTTCGTAGGTGACATTTGGGGCGAGTGTGATTATTGGCAGGGCGCGGCGTTCCAGTTCGTCATACCCGTTGAGGTGCTGCAAGGCGATGGACTGGACTTCAGGGATGGCGGCGCCGGCGTGGTTCAGCCGCCAGTTGACGGTGCGGTTGGGGCCTTGGTTGGTGATCCAAATGGACTGGACGACTTGGACGGGTGGGTTGGGGCCGCTGGGCCTCAGCACGACGGCGAGTATCCTGGAGGCGAGGCCGGCGGGGTCTTCGACGTAGCTGATCAGGGTGTGCCTGGCGTGGAAGCCCTGGAGGCCGCTGTGGAGGGGCGCCCAGCTTTGGGCGAGCTCTGCGGCCTGCTGGCCGTCTATCATTCCAAAGGCGCGGCTTTGGTCGTCTATAAAGAGGCGGATCAAGTAGTCCCCCCATTTTTCAAAACCGCTTTCGTAGTATGGGGGCGGGCCGCTGTGGCGCTCGGTGCCATCGTGGATTACAAGGCGGGTGCGATCAAGGACGTAGGCGTCGGAGTAGCCGAGGAGCCTCATAACTTGTTCCACTGCCCAGCGTGTTCCCCGCCGGCGTTGGAGCAGGATGGCGGAGCTGACAAGGGCGATTTTTTTGGCGCGGTCCTTGGTTGGGTCTTGGTCGGTCATGGCCTGCCACAGCGGACCGGCGACGCCGGCCTGGGCGGCGAGCTCCCAAAGGACTTGGAGGGGGGCGGCGGCCGTTTTGGCAGGGCAGGCCAGGAAGGGGTCAAGGGCGGCGGAGCGGTCTATTGCGGCGGCGAAGGCGCGGCCGCGCTGGTCTTTGACGGTGGGGGGAAGGAGGGCGGCGGCGGTCATTGCACTGTCGCCACGTTGAATTCAATGCTGGCGAGGTGCGGCCACTCGTTTGCTTGGAGGGCGATGGTGGCGGCGGGCTGGCGGAGGTTGATTGTGTAGATGGCGTCGGCGAGGGGGGCGAGGGCAAGGAGTATCTGGGTTGGTGTGACGTCTATGCCCAGCCTGGCGGCGTGGGCGTCGGCGAAGGCCCTGGCAAGGGCGGCGGCGCGGTCGCGGGTGAGGTCGCGGTCGTGGCCGGGGGCCAGTGTGAGGTCGGCGGCGATTGTGTAGGAGACGGCGGTGGCCGGGTCGACGTGTATCTGGTCGCCGATAAGTGCGATGTCCGGGGCGTTAAGGCGTGCTTGGACGGCGAGGCACAGGTCGCCGAGGTCGCTGGCTTCCGGGTCTTTTGCAAGGATATAGACTTGGACGTCGCCGGGCTGTGCGCCTTGGACGGCTAGGGCGTCGGCGACTTCGGGGCTGGCGCCGAGGGCGGCGAGGCGGTAGCCGTCGGCGGTGCCTCCGCCGAATCGGGCGGGGGCGAGCAATAGCCTGGTTCTGTAGGCTTCGTCGGTTTCGAGGTCGCCGCCGCCGGTGGGGGTGCTGGTGTTGGAGGCTGTGACGCCTTCCATGGCCGGGGCCAGGGTGTTGATCTGGGCGGCGGGGATGCCGTTGGCTTGGGCGCCGGTTTCGATGCACTGGGCCTGGACGGGCTGGGCGGTGGTGGCGCCGGCGTAAAAATCGGCTGGGACCAGGGTCTCAAATGTGAACTTGCCGTCGGGGGTCTTAATTCTGGTGCCGGCGGGGATGGTGAGGCCTTGGGGGGCGGGGGCTGCGAGGGCGAAGGCGACGGCGCACCGGGCTTTGGAGGGTTGGAGGCGGGGGGTTTCGAGGTTGGCGCCGAGGGCGTCGAGGTGTGGACCGGTTGCGTAGGCGACGAGGTTCTGTTCGGCGGCGTATTGTGTGGCGATGCGCCTTTCGCTGTCCACGTAGGCGAGGGTTTTCAATAGGAGGTTTTCGATCTGGGCGGGGTAGAGAGTGCGGCCGGCGTGGAGTTCAAAGACGGTTTTGAGGCGTTGGAACAGCGTCGCCGGGTCGGTTTCCAGAAAAGTCAGCATGTCGGCTCCCTGCGAAAAGTTGACAGTTGACAGTTGTCAGCTAAGAGCGGATGCGGCCTTCGGCCGCGGCTGTATTTGCTGGCGGCTACTTCTAGGCCCATGCGATCTCCGTTTTGCTGTAGGCTCCTTGCTGGCCGCTGTCCGAGGGGCGCCAGTAGATGGTCAGGTGGGCGGCGTGGGTGGCTGTGAGGTGGCAGTCTATTTGGCCCAGGGCGATGCGAGGCTCCCAGCGTTGGAGGGCCTTGGTGACGGCGCGGATTATCGCGGGGGCGGCTTGGGGGGCTGGTTTGTCCAGGTGGTCTTGCAGGGCGCAACCGAATTCGGGCTCCAGCGGGACGCTCATCGGGGGCGTCTGGACCACTAGCCTTATGGCCTGGTCGAGGTCCGCAAGGCCGAAGACGGCCTCGCCCAGGTGGCCGGCTCTGGCCTGCCAGAATGGTGAATCGGTGGCGCCCATAGACCAGAATTTTTGGCCCGACTGGGGTGCAATTTGTGGCAAAACGTTGCCGCATTTCCAGCGGACAGTTGCCGGCCGCCAGTTGACAGCCAAAAGCAGTCACGGCGAAGCCGCACTTGTTGGTCGCCTGCGGCTATTGGCAGTCCAGTTCCCTCAGTTTGCCGTCCAACTTGCCCCAGAGGTCTTCTTTGTTGGGCTTCCTGGAGTCGAGTATGAGGTATTTCAGGGCGGTCTTCAGGTCATCTTTTGCGTAGATGCACGTGGGGTCCCCGCCCCTCTCTCTGAACATCTCGCCCTTCTCGAACACCAGCCAGAACGCGAAGGCCCAGGCGTACACTTCCTCGCCGATGGTCGCGTCGAAGCTGGAAAAGGTGAACTCCGCGCCGCGCAGTGCGTCATAGTTGAAGTAAATGTGCCCGATCTCGTGCGCCAGGGTGAGGCGGAATTTGACGTTCTCCAGATGCTCCGTGGCGGTGTCCAGGAAAATGTCGGCGTAGTTCCACTTGCCGTTGAAGTCCACTCTCGTCATGCCTTCGGGGGCGTCGTTCTTCACGCGGATGACGAAGGGCCGCCGGCGCATCTTTGTGACGCACTGCTCCAGTTTGCGTATCGTGTGGGCGAGCTGGTTCTTCTTGTCTATCCACGCGGCTTCCTTGCCAGCCTCCCTTGGGTTCTCATACGACGGCATCGTCGAATTCCCTCCAGGAGCCGTGGAGCACGGAGTGTTCCAGCCCCTTCAGGACTTCCGCCTCGCTCGCCCCGTGGCAGTGCCGCACGGCGCTGATGCCTGTCACTGCCATGAGTTTGTCGATCCTCGCCTTGCAAGTGCTGAGGTCTTCCGGCTGGGAGTCGTAGTAGTCCGCGAATTGCTCGGCACTGGTGACTTCGCGCAAGTCCATTTCGGCTCCTAAAAAAACGCGGCTTGGGATGCGTCCGCACGCCGCCCGGCGCGGGACACACCGGCGACCTTGGGCACGGAGACCGCACCGGCGACCGGCCCAAGTTCAGTTTTTCGCGACCGGGCATCGGCGTCAAGACATTTTTTGAAAAGCGCGGCGGCAACTGGCCTCAGTGTTGCTAGCCGCTAGTTGCTAGCCGCTAGCGGCTAGAATCATTGCCTCCAGGGGGGAAGCCCAGCGGCTGGGGGGGTGTCGGGTTCCTCTATTATGGGGATTTTGATGGGGGTTGGGGGCATTCCGGGTTCGCCGGCGCTGGTGGCGTAGCGACCGAAGAGGTGGGGGTTTGCGCGGAGTATGGGCTCGATCCTGCCGGCGTCGCCGTAGTAGCGGTGGGCGATGGTGTCCAGCCGCTCGCCGTCTCTGGGGGTGTGTATCAGGTGATCCATTGCAACTCCTTTGGCCGCTAGGTCATCCCGCCTTGGTAGCCGGGGCCGGTGGGCTCGGTCTTCTTGGTCTGGGTCTTGGGTCTGACGGCGGGGGGCTTGCGTTTGGACACTTCCAGCCCGTCGCGTTTGACCCACTCGCGGAGCTTGATCTTGACTTCGATGCTGTAGAGGGAGCCGCCCGGGGCGCGGGTGATGCTTCCGCCGTCGAGGTCGGCTATGAGCCACTGCCCCGCCCAGGCGCCGGTGTCGGGCCGGTCGCCGATGACCAGGTCCAGTATCTCGCCTTCGTCGCAGGATGCGCGGAGGGCGGCAAGGGCGGCGTCCACGTCGTCGTAGGTGTGCCGGTGCAGGGTGATGGTCAGCTCGTACTCCTGGAGCTTCTGGCCGGTGAGCTGCTGTGTGGGCTTGGCCCCGATCCGGGCGTGGGCGGCCAGCTCGGCGCCGGTCTTCCATGCCTCGTCGCTTGGCCCCGCGCCGAGGCCGAAGACGTGTTCGCCGAGGCTTCCCCAGTTTGCCATTAGGCCCTCCCTGTGTTGGAGGCCCTGTCCCGCCGCTCCATGCTGGCTACAAGCGCCTTTTCGATTTTGGGGACAAGGGCAAGGACTGTCTTTTCGATGTCCTGTTTGACGCCGGGGGCGGCGCCCTTGGCGTCAATGGTGATGTTTATGGTGATCGGGGCTTGGCGCGGGGCTGAGGCGGCGGGGATTTTCGGCAGGGCTTGGGCGGCGGCCGGAAGGACTGTAAGGGCGGTGGTCGCGGCGGCTCTGATTGTCTTGGCGGCGAAGGCCACGGGGCTTGAAGCCTGGACGGCGCGGATCATCGGGTTGTCTTTCAGCGCGGGCGCGGCGGCTCTGATGGCCTTGGCTGGCCAGGTGAGGGGGCTGTCCGCCAGTGCCTTCTTGGCTTTGGCCATGGTTTCGGCGATGCGCTTGGTCAGCGGCGAGTCCTTGATGCCGCCGGCGGCCGGAAGGACTGTAAGGGCGGTCGTCGCGGCGGCTTTGAGTGCCTTGGCTGGCCACGTGAGGGGGCTATCGGCGAGGGTCTTCTTGGCCTTGGCCATGGTTTCGGCGATGCGCTTGGTCAGCGGCGCGTCCTTGATGCCGCCGGCGATTGTCTCGACCAGCCTGATCCTGTGGATGTCCTTCAGCGGCCCCTCCTTGGCCGGCGAGAAGGGCAGGAACTTCCTGATCTTGTCCACCATCCCTTTGACCGCCTCTATCGGCTTCGAGACGAAGGACTTGATGCCCTCCCAGATGGACTTGATCATGTTCACGCCGGCGTCCTTGAACGCCGTGACCTTCTCTTTTATCGAATCAATGATGCGGCCGAAGAGCCCTTTGACCCAGCCGAGGACGGCGCCGAAAAAGGCTTTGATCTTCGTCCAGTTCTGGATTATGAGCATTGGAATTTTGATGACGGGGAAAAACCATGTGACCCAGCCGGGGACTTTGGAGAATAGACCTTTGATCCAGTCCCAGGCGGCGGCCAGCCCGCTTTTGAGCGCGGCCCAGCCGGTCTTGATCCAGCCCCAGAACTTCTTGAAGAACGCCGTCACTTTGTCCCAGTTTTTGTATAGCAGGATCGCCCCGCCGATGAGCGCGGCGACGGCTATTGTGATCATGCCGATGGGGGTGGCGGCCCAGGCGGCGGCCTGCGCCCAGAGGCTGGCCACGAATTTCCACGAGGCGACGGCGGCCTTGCCGATGCCAGAGCCGATGGACTTCATGCCGTTCCATACCGCAGTGGCGGATGACGAAGCCCAGTCTTTGACGTTTCCGAAGCCTGTTTTTAAGTTGCCCCAGGTGGTTGACGCGGCCCGCGAAATGTGTCCCCACGCCGTTTGGAACGACGACCCTATTTTCATTTTGTTGAGGAAGGCTAGGGTCTTTTCCCAAGATTTTTTAAGGTCTTCGCAGTATTTCACGGTCTTTATCAGACCAGAGCCTACCGATGCCGCCCCAAATATACCAACAGCGCCACGGGCGACCCACGGTTGGTTGGCCATTTTCTCCATTCCCTTGGTCAGCAGACCCAGCAGAGGGGCGGCGTGGGCGTCCAGCGCCTTGGACACTTGCGCGTTAAAGCCTTTCTTTGCCTCTGCAAATGTGGCAACGGCTATGCCGGCGGCGTTTTTGGCCATGTCGTGCGTGCCCTGTTGGGCAGTAGAGAGGGCATCGGTCCAAGTCTCTTTGAACTCGTCGCCGGCGGCGTGGATGGAGCGGATGAGGTCGCGGGTGGTCTCGCTCTTGAACAGCTTGCTGAGAGCCAGCTCATCGCCCTTGGTCTTGGCCATGATTTCGGCGACTATGGTTCCCACGGCGTCGCCGGACCTGACGGCCCGCTTGGTCAGATCATCCAAGTCAATGCCGGCTTTAGCCAACGTCCCCTCGGTCTTGGCACTTAGCATGTCCGAAAACAGCGATTCAACAGACGCCACGGCCGCGCCGGCGTCCAT